GATAAATTAAAAACACTTATCCCTCAACTGATGGAAAATTTTGACGATGAGATAGTCAATGATCTTGTCTTGTCCCTTTTTAAAAAAGGGGTTTTCTACAAAGAAAAAGGTATCCCGAAAGCGATTGATTTTGCTACATATTTTGCGGGGAAACCCCTTGAAATGTGGAAGGTCGTAGGGTTTATCATGGAGGCGAATTTTACTATGGGGGAATCCGAAGAGTCAAGTTCGCCCATCATAGAATAGGTGAGCCTGACTCAAGACAATTAAACGTAAATCCTTTTATCGCAAGGTTGATAAACGGAAATGTAGCAACACTACACGAATTGCAGACCTGCTACAGTCTCGAAGATGCTTATTATTTAAGTGAGGTTTTGGATATAAAAGAAGAACAAATCTATTTACAAAACAAGAGAGGGATAAATGGCTGATAAAGTCATTGAAAATTTAATAACAAAATTAAGCTTTCAATTTGACGGAAGCAAGCTTAAAAAGTTCGATGCCTTTATAAAATCCGCTGTCAAAAGCTTATCCGTTATGGCTGTAGCTGCAACGGCAGCCGCAGGTGCTGTCTATGCTTTTACAAATAAGATGGCACAGGCCAATGATAAGCTCGGAAAACTATCTCAACAAATAGGGATAGATTCCGAAGCACTATCAGAACTTGGTTATGTAGCGGAATTAAATGGTGGGTCTGTTGATTCGATGAACTCATCATTAGAGCAGTTAGGCCGCATTGCCTCGGAATCTGCAAGAGGGATGGGCGCTGGCGTAGAAGTTTTCGGGATGTTGGGCGTATCTGTCACAGATACCAACGGGCGGATAAAACAAACAGATGCTCTTTTTAATGATGTAGCAGATGCACTGTCAAGATTGGGTTCGCAAGCAGAGCGGGCGGAATTTGCTCAAAAACTGGGTATAAGCGGCGATATATTACTGTCTATGCAACAAGGTAGTGATGCCATAAATCAACAAAGGCAACGGGCAAGAGATTTAGGTCTTGTCCTTGATAGTGATGCAACAGCCGCAGCCGCAAGATTTAATGATGCAGTGCTGGATCAAAAATCTATCTTGGGAGGTCTTGCGAATACTATAGGAACAAAATTAATGAAAGTAATTGCCCCTATGATGGAGCAATTTACTACTTGGTATATAGCAAACAAAAAGCTGATAAAACAAAAGTTAAATGCCTTTATTGATAAAATAATCTATGGTTTTCGGATTGTCCGTAATGTAGCGGGCAGGGTGGTAAGTATGGTTATGAGCCTGGTTAATGCTATGGGAGGCCTTAAAAACGCTGTTGTAGCCGTAGCAGGGGTCTTATTGGTTATGAATGCGTCAGCTCTTTTAATGCCAATTTTGATAGCCGCTCTTACTGTAGGCATACTACTTTTATTGGAAGACATTATCAAATATGCTGAGGGGGGTGATTCAGCCCTGGGCAATCTTGCAAAAAAATTCCCTGTTATGGATGCGGCACTTAAAGGCTTGGTTGCTACTTTTAAGATGGTTCGGGATGGGTGGGGACTGATTTTTACTGATGGAGATGATGCCCTCGAAGGATTTATTATGATGATCAAGGATGTAGGATTTGCTATTTTTAATTTTATTGTTACTCCGCTTAATGGATTAATCAAGTTAAGAAATAAAATCCCTGGGATTAAAAAAATGCCATTACTCGGGAGCGCAGAAGAACTACAGTTTGAGCAGGTGACAAGAAAAGGAATCATAAGATTAAACGGAAAAGAGGGTGGCAATCAAAATACTACAAACATCAATAATTCTGTAGTTAACAATAATAGCAGGTCATCAAAAAAAGGTGATATTACGATAAACATTAACGGTGGGGATGAAGATCGAGTCAAAAGGGTTGTATCAGATGTTTTGTTGCAACAATATAGCAACGCTCAAACAAACTTAGCGACTCAGGTGGATTGATGTCATTAGCACAATTAATATTCAAAAAAGGGAATTTCATTGGCAATATTGAGCTGGATGTAGTTATTACAGAAAGCGCATCCGCTACAGTAAAACTTACGGAAAATCCTGTTGAAAATGGCGCGGATATTAATGATCATATTATTGTCGAACCGATGACCTTTTCTATGACGGGGATGGTTAGCAATATCAGTACAAGCACTGTCAATAGTATAATTTCTGCCCCTGCAAGTTTTTCACAAGCTACAACAAAATCAAGGGAAGCATGGGAAAATCTTCTTGAACTGCAAATCATGCGCAAACCATTTACCCTTTATCAAGGGCTGAAAGCTTATGAGAATGTTGTTATCCTCAGCCTGTCAGAGTCACAGGATAAAGATACAGCAAACGGCCTTTTTTTCACTGCTACCATGAAACAAGTAATCTTTGTAGGCCCGAAAAAAGCGACTGAACTACAGTTCGATGACTCCAATATATCTGACAAAATGATCCCGATAGTGTCCAGGGGACTTACTCAACTACGGGGGGTATTATGACCTACCTGCCTTTGACAAATAATCCGGAAGCGACTTTTAATGTAGTTATTTTTGATAATTTATATACTTTCCGGCAGTTATGGAATGAATATGGATTTTGGACATTGGATATTAGTAATACAGATGGTGATATTCTTATTTTGGGGGTTAAAGTAATAACAAAGATTAATTTATTGCGACAATATCCGGGGTTTGGTTTCAAATTAATTAGTGAAAATGAGAGTGATCCTGGCCGCTACGATTTAGAATCTTTTGACTTAGGGGTATTAAGTGTTTAACCGGGTTCTAAAAGTTGTTTTCCCTGATCTCGTAGTAGAAGACTTGCGTGTTATTTTTAAAGTAGAAAAAAGTCTTGTCGGATATCCAAACTTGGCAAATGTTAAAATCTACAATCTGTCAGAAGACAGCAGGAACAAAATTGAAAAAAAAGGTCTGAAATTACAGTTGTTTGCAGGGTATAAAGATGTCTCGTTGTCTTTATTATTTGATGGCGATATTGTTAATGTAGTGCATCAAAAACTTGGAACTGATTGGGTTAGCGAGTGTTTTTGTGCAGACGGGATAAACGTCCTCAGTTCCGCAACTATCAACAAGTCTATGCCAGCGGGAACAACTACATCACAAATATTTGACACCTTGCAATCACAGATGAAAGGGATTGTGAAAGGTACTACAAAAGGATTAAAAAATTGCCTGTCCGGGAAAAAATCATTGCTTAGAGAATTACAATTAACGGGAAATGTTAAAGATTGGCTTGATAAGATTGCAAAAGATTGCGGGTTTGAATACTCTATAAACGATGGTGTCATAGAAACTACGCCGAAAGGTCTTCCTTTAAGTGATGTCCCCCCTATTACCATAAACCAAGGATCAGGAATGATCGGAAGCCCTGAACGGACAGAAACAGGTGTTAATGTTAAGAATCTTTTATTGCCTGAGTTAAAACTTGCAAGGACAATCAAAATTGAATCTATATCGGAAAAAATAAATGCCGGCAACTTGTTTTTTAAAAAGGTACCTCCAATACGAAACAAAGGTATTTACCGTATTAATAAAATAACTCATTCCGGAGATACCCATGGTAATACGTGGGAATCCCATATTGAGGCGATTAATTTTTAATGGCGGATAAATCTACAAGCTCATTAGAGCAAGTAATACAGACGGCGATTGACTCTGCATTAAAAGAAGTTCATACTTGCCTACCTGCTGTTGTAGTTAGAGTTGACCATGCTAATCAGCTTATAGATGCGCAAGTCACGATACAGCGCAAACTCGCAGGTAAGATGGTTAACCTCCCTTTATTGGTTAATGTCCCTCTCAGATATTGGCGTAGTGCGACATTCTCAATAACATTCCCTGTAGAAGTTGGGGATCATGTCAAACTGTTATTTTCAGAAAGGTCAATAGATACCTGGCTTACTTATGGTGGCATTCAAAACCCTTTTGATGTCCGTAAGTTTTCCCTAAGCGATGCTTTTGCAGAACCTGTGATGTACCCACAAACGGATGTAATTCCTTCCTTTGATACTACAAGGCTGCAACTTAAAACAAACGATGGTAAAGGGTCAATTTCGATTGCTCCGAATGGTGTGATCGAAATAGTAGGCAATACGGGCACTATTGTTATCCAGACAGATGGGACAATCGAAATTAATGGGAATACGGATACTGCTGTCGCTTTTACAGATATGAAGGCCGCTTTTGATGAGTTAAAAACAGAATTAAATGCTTTTGTCCTGCAATATAATGAACATAGACATGCAGGAGGGGAGTTGAATAATAGGCAGGCAACTCCTGCTGTTGCGGACATGGCGCCGGCTGAACTACCCACAATAAAGGTGCCGTAGTAATGACTTTATATGATATAAAATTTGATGTTAATCATGATATGTATTTAGATGGCGCGGATATTGCTTTTGCAGATGAGACAAATATCTTATCACAACGGCTTAAAATCAGGCTACAGTTTTTATTTGGGGAATGGTTCCTCGATAATCAAGTCGGGATACCATACACTCAATTTGTTTTTGAGCAAGGGAGTAGCCTGGAAGATATTTATGCTATCTTCAGAAAAGAAATCATAGAAACTGATGGAGTAGAAAGCCTTCAAAAATTAGAGCTGACGCCTGCCCCTAACAACAAAGAATTGCGGATTGATTTTGTAGTAAACAACGGGATTGCCGCTGAAACGATTATTATAAATCTGAGGAAAGGAAAAGGCGGGGGTAGCAGCGAAAATATTTTCTTTAGAGTTAATGGAGATATTTTCAGGGCAGGCGGAGAAGAATTTGTAGTCTTGCCATAAATATTTGCAGGAAGGAGAAACATAATGTCGTTTTATGACTCAACACACACAGGCCCTCAGATAGATGATGCAATAGATATTGTAGCGGGAAGGCTTACTACCGTTGGAACTCCAGGTAGTGACAACAGCATAGTATCAGAACAGGGAATCAGGGAAGCCCTTGACCTAAAATTAAATAAAGGGACTTCTCTTGTTTTGAGAGGGCATGTTTTAATAGCAGGTTCAACTGAATATCCCACTATCCAGAGTGCTATAAATGCGGCGTCTTCTCCGTCCTCAACAAATAGATATACAGTTCTTGTCCTTCCGGGGTTACACACGGAACAGATAACGATGGTTAATTATGTCGATTTAGTTGGTATGGACAGGCTATCTTGCCGAATAGCAAATGACAACAGAGTAATTGCGCCTGTCAGCAACACTACTATCAGTAATTTATCTGTATATTATTCGGGCACAAACTACGCCATAGAACCAACATCCGCTATCCAGAATTTTGAAATGCAGGATGTTTATATCGAAGCCTTAACAGGGATAGGTGTTAGATTTAGATCAATCGGAGGGGTTAAACATAATTCCGTAGTTTTGACGAATGTTGGGATCAAGGCCAGATCAGGGATACTACATTCCTACGAAGGTTATTGGACAATGAGAGATTGTATAATCCAGCTTTATGGCCAAGACTATGGTGTTAATCGTTTTGGGGTTGAATTTGCAGGGGGATCACGCTGCATGTTATTTGGCTGTAATATCTTTTGTCCTTGGGCAGGTAGTGGTGAAAATATCACAGGGACAGGAGACGATGTATATGGCATCTATATCCCCTCTACAGTTACAAGTAATGATTTAAAAATCCATTTATATAACTGCAATATCACAGTTAGGAACGAGGATGATGCAAACGTAAATTGTATCAGAATGATGGGGACAAATGAAAATGCAAGTGTCCGTATTTTTGGGGGCAGGTATCTATGTGAAACTCCTATCGGGACAAAAAGAGCTTTTTATGCAGGTAATGCCGGACAAATCGAACTTTTTGGCCCTTACTACAAATCTGGAACAGCCGGTGGCGGGCCTATAAGAGGATGGGGCTATGAAAGTATAGATAATAGCACATTCACTTTTATGGCGTTTGATAATACTGTTTTAAAAGATATGCAATGTGATACAATTAACTCGACTACAGGTTATCAAATAAATGGAATCCCAGGGGTAAGCGGGACATATACTACGACCGATGGAAAAACTGTTACGGTAACAAATGGGATTATAACATCCATTGAATAGGGGCAAACATGAGCGGATTAACTGCAAATGGATTTGAGAGAGAGCGTCTTGTAGATATAAAAGCGAAACTTGAAGACGCTTTAAAAATAGCTTTCGGAACCAATATTGACTTGGCTCCTCAAAGCGGGTTTGGACAGTTTGTAGGGATAGTGAGTGAAGCATTATCCGATCAATGGGAAAGCCAGGAAAATATTTATAATTCTCAATATCCATCTACGGCACAAGGCAGCCAGCTTTCAAACGTATTAATGTACAATGGAATTAAAAGGATATCCGCTACATTTACTACAGTCACGGCTACAATAACAGGCATAGAAAATACGGTTATCCCAGCAGGTAGCCAGGCCAGCGTTGCATCAACGGGAGACATCTTTGAAACTGTAGAAGAATGTGTTATCCCTGTTGGAGGATCGAACTCCATTATGATGCAAAGTGTAGTTCCTGGTAAAATAGAAGCAAAAGCAGGGACTTTGACCGTTATTGAGACGCCAATCTTTGGATGGACGAGCATTACCAATGCAGAGGATGCCCTTGTCGGCAGAGATGAAGAGACTGACGCAGAAGCAAGAGACAGGAGAGAGAAATCAACCCAAGCGTTAGGAAGGAATCTTGTTGATGCTTTATATGGACAGCTTGTCAATTTGGATGGCGTAGAGGATGCCAGGGTTGTAAGCAACGGTACGGATAGCGTAGTGGAAGGTATCCCGCCTCATACTTTTCAGGTTTCAATCCTTGGAGGGGATGACACTGAGATCGCATCAACAATATGGGATAATACCCCTCAAGGGATATTGTCTTATGGAACAACAACGATTGTCCATACGGATATGCAGGGATTCCTGCAAGATATCCAGTTTACCCGACCAACAGAAATAGAGATATATTTTAAAATTGATATTACAACGGATGCTACAGAATTCCCTGCATCAGGGGAAGAAGACATAAAAACTGCTGTTGTTGACTACGGCCGGGATAATTTTAAGATATCAGATGATGTAATTAGAAGCGAGTTTTATTCTCCGATTAATTCTGTTCCCGGGATATTGACTATTGATTTATTTATCGGGGTAAACCCAAGTCCTGCAGGCACTGTTAATTTGCCTATCGCACTGGATGAGATATCCCGTTATGCGACGACACGTGTGGAGGTTAATATTACATAATGTCGGTTATCCAAAAAGGGTTAGATCGTCTTGCCTACCAATTTAAAACAAGCGCAAAATTCAGAGAATTTATTACAGCGTTTCTAAAAGGTCTTGAAGACCTGGAAACTACGGGAGAACAACTATTAACGGAACGATATCTCGAAACCGCCATAGGAGTTCAACTGGACGGTATAGGGGAAATAGTAGGTCTACGAAGACCATCAAAAAGCATCAACTTAGCCGGTCTATTTGGCTTTTCAGATACTCCAACCCCAAACTTTCCTGAAGATACTGAAATATTACAATACCTTGACTTTGGAGCAAACTCCGGGGACATAGCCTTTGACCATAGCAGCTACAGCAATGATGGTGCATTAACAGGCCATACATGGGTGCCTGGTGTAGTGGGATCAGGAATATCTTTTGACGGTACAACAGGAAAAGCGGATTGTGGTAATGGCGCGCCACTTAATAACCTTGGGAATAATGATGATTTCTGGGTGTCAGCTTGGCTAAAAGACTCTACAGGGGCCCCGAACGCATATAGCGGAATTTTGATAAAATACCAAGACGGCAATAATCATATCCTTGTAGTGTCAAGGAACACAAATCAGGACTTAAAAATAATAGTTAAAAAAGCAGGCGCAATAATTGTTGATGAAACTTTTTATAACGCTACGATTTTTGACGGGGATTTACATCATGTAGTTGTAGCTTTCAGCCAATCATCCCGGCAGATCGGCGTTTATGTTGACAGCCATTCGCTTTCAAAAACAGTATATTACGAAGGTGGGGATTGGAGTAATACAGGGAATGTAATTTGGGGCAACGGGATGCATGGCATGTTGGATGAATGTCGTATTATAAGAGGAAAACCAACACAAGAAAACGTAGTTGCTTTATATGACCATCCTGAATGGGTATCAGTCCCAAGTATCGGAGAAGATTCAACGGCTTTAGGATTAAGTGATTTATATAATCCATCAATTGGTGGTAATCTTTGGGACGGGGTAGGCGGGGAGATACTTATTAATGATGATTCTTATCGAAAACTACTCAAAGCAAAAATTATTGAGAACCAAACATCAATGACAGTAGATGACACACTACGATTGATTTCTTATACATTTGACGATGTAAAAGTTCGTTATATTTTATCTTCGACACTTCGTCCACGCTACGATATAGGGAAATTCCTGACGATTTTTGAACAAAGCCTGCTTTCTGATTTACCTGTTTTAATCGGGATTGATTCCGTAGATTATCATCAAATGTGGACTATTGGGGAATCTTTCGCTTTTGTCGGGGATGATGATGGCTTAGGACTTGGTGATTTATTTAATCCCGATGCAGGGGGGCATCTCGCATCATTAATATTATAATAATTACAAGGAGATACAATGGAAAAACCAAACTCACTCCCTGAGTGGGATACAACAGAAGTTAATTCTGTAGCACCGGATCAAGATCATAGGGAAAAAGG